TTAATAGATCCACTATCACCAAACTCTAAATCATAATTACTAGGAACATTATTTAGTTCACAGCAGTCATTTAATACTTGTACATCACCTGATGTGGTCCAACCATTAGCATTACCAGTTTCAAAGTTACCATTGGTAATTAGGTTGTTAGTTGTTATCTCTTCTGCTTTAGCTCCAAGAGTAACAAGAGTTAATACTAAAAATGTAATTAACCATTTCATTTTAGTATAAGTTTTTTAATTGATTTTGATCCATCTATATTAGACTCTAACTCAGCCATTGATTTTATGCATTGATACTTAATATGAGATTTAGCAGATCTTTTAGCTATACGAGCTCCCTTTAAACATTCAGACATCGTGCTTTGTATACGAGCTTCCTTAATCTCTCCGTTAATAATCATAAGTAGAGCTACAACTAGTTCTGGCATTAGTGTGCTGTCTTTCCGTTAGCTCTTACTTTATCTTTTAAATCTTCAATATCAGCTAATGCTTTTTCTAATTGTGATTGTAAAAATTCTATATTAACTTTGTTAGTCATATTCATCTCTTGAGTTTGTTCCATTTTCTCTACAGATTTATATAAATCTTCTAATAAAAAATGTTGCTCCTGGTCCACAGGGACTTGCTCAGATTTTTTTAACAAATCATTTTCAAATAATTCTCTTGATGTCTCTAGGGATACTAGTCTTGCTGTTAATTCTGTGTATGCGAATACGCCAGCTGCAACGAGCAAAATCAAGCTAGCAACCGTCTTCATAGGCATCTGCACGGCAGCAGATTCCGATATGTTTAGTGGTTTATTTTTCATTATCTAGGATGTTTCCAATCCTTCATTTTTTCTACGTTTGCTTTCTTTCTATCTTCTTCTGCTTTAATTTTATCCATAGCTTCTAACTCTGCTGTTATCTTTGCTTGTTCAGCTTCGTCAGCTTTTCTTCTATCTTCCATACGTTTTACATATGTATTATAGTCTGGTCTTTCATGATCATATTTAGACCATAATTGTTTTGCTTCTTTACCAATCTTACCATCTATAGGACAAGGTGTCCCTGCTTGGATCATAGATTCAAATACTCTTTCATCTTGACAAAGTATAGCTACTGCTGCAACTTTCATACCAAAATCATTAAGTATTCTAGCTAATTTTAATCTTTCACAATTCTTATCTATTGCATGCTTACCACCACTAATACCAATACCAAATGTTTGAATACCCATAGATACACCTACAGCACAAACATCTTGCGTCATTGAATTATACGAGGGTGCTCCAGCACTTGGAGGTGCTGATTTTGTATTAGATGTAGAATTATTAGTTGTTGTACTATTAGAACTAGATCCAGACTGGTAGGTTGTAGTTGCTGTGGATGTATACCCACCCTCAATCGCAGTATTAGAACCTGAAGTATTAGTCTGTGTAGATCCTGCCATTACTGCAGCTGTCATACAGCCAGAAAGTAATACTAGTAATGTTATTAATATAAGGGGTTTCTTCATAATTAAGTATCTTGTTCTGATTCTTCTAACTCATAGCAACCAAATTTAATATACATACGATGTTCATTTACATCTATTCTACCTATCTCTTCTATTTTTTTAAGAGATTGAGTATAGCCTGAAACTAAACAATCATATTCACTATCAAATGGAAACTCATGGACATGCGGAGGTAAACAAGTTTCCGCAACGTATGAGCATAATAAAAAAGCTAATCCAAATTTCATTTATATCCTGGTTCTAAAAATATTGCCATTAATATTATCAATATTATTAGTGTTCCTGTGAAGTAATAATTCATCATTATACCCCATAGTGTTTATTATTTTTTAACTAAAGATCCACCAAAGTATAAGCCTATAATAGCTGCTACTAAGTTAGTATCTAGTGGTGTAATGACTAAACTATTTGAAGATAGTGTTACCCATTTCATTATTTCTTTTTCAGGTAAGAATAAAAATCCAGGTTTAAATTCTAAGTAACCTACAATGACACTTACATCTGGCGATAATAGTGGCATTAATTTTGGTAATAGTACTATTGAAAAAACAGCTATCAAAGCTATAATTCTTCTAGTCCACTGAAAACCTACGTTATTATATTCTCTTGCTTCCCTAAAACCTTTTTGCTGAACTTCTGCTCTTTGTAAAAGCATCTTTTGTTCTGCTTGTTTTGCTTTAATGCTTTGTGACCAGATACTCATCACACCACCAAGTACAGTGGATCCTAGCATTGTAATCATTTCAAATGGCATTGTTACTCCTTTGTATTTGATTGGTTTATTTCTAGTTCTTTTATTTTTTTATTAGCATCATCTAGGTCCTGTGTTACATGTTCTAGCTTCTGCAATGTACGTTTATTAGCACTATCTTTAGACTTACCAGCATCCTGTAACTCAGCAACTTCTTGCTTTAGGATTCTGACTTGTTCTTTATACTCTTGGATAATATCCTGATACTCAGGTTTAGACATTTAAAAGTATATTATACTATTATAGCACCTAGGATAAAACCTACAACCGCACAAATGACGCAGTGGTAGTTTTTTTCCCAAAATTCCTTCACTTTATTTTTTATTTCTTCTATCATGTTTACTCCTATTAATTAAATAAACCTATTAATGTTAGTATTGTTGCTCCAAGACCTCCAAGTATAGCGTATAATACTTTGTCTATCTTACCGTGTAATTTATCTATATCCTCATGTATATGCTTTAGATGATTATTTTTTATGGTACTAACTTCCCTCTTTAACCCTGTGATATAACCATATAATGATATGATATGTTCGTTGGTTGTTTTGGGTTGTTTAGCCATTATTAAAACTTTTTCTCAAATTTTGATATGTATTCATCATGTTTTTTTGTTCTTGATGGCCTAAGTTCATTAGCTGGCCTTAAATTTTTTTGCATTAAAAACTCTGCAGCTTCATTACCAGTTTTAAAATTTTGTTTTAAATATCTTTTTGCTTCAGGTTCTGTTAAAAAATAATCTATCTGTCCTTTCCAATTAGTTTTATAATCTGGTACTTTTTTTAATAGTCCTTCTACTCTAGTTGGAAATGTAAATTGAAACAAACCAATACCTTTATTTTTAGCAGTTGTTTTTTCTACAGCGTCTACTTTAAAATTACTTTCAGCTTGTATATTAGCTAGTATTCCTAAACTTTTACTTCTATCTAATTTTTTTTCATTAATTAAATAATTGTAAATCTCTATATCACTTACAGTGGATAGAGGTTTTTTAATGGGTGTAATTAGTTTATCTGTTTGTTGACTTACATTCATAATTATTATTAATATTAATAAATTAATCTTTACCAAATAATTTCTGTGTTTGTTCTTTTATATTTTGTGGTATAAACTCATCTATTCTTATAGGTTGTTTATAGTTTTCTATTTTATAAACAGAAAATGCAGCATCATATTTATCAGCTATTTTAGTTATAAGAGCATCTATTTTATCTACATTTTTTTCGTATTGCTCTTGTGTAATTAAACCTCTATTTAATTTATTAACTTGATCTTGTATCTGCTGTCTTGCCGCATTAAGTTTTCTTCTTAATTCTCCAGCTTTTAATGCTTGTAATTTATCTATAGATTTAGTTTCTACTTTAAATCCTAGAGCTCTAAATAATGCACCTATTTCTGTCTCTTTAGTTCTGTAAGGTGACTCATTACCTTTTCTTGCAGTATCTATTCTTTGTGTTGAAAATGATCCAGGTAAAAAAGGTATGTTAGGTGTTAAATCTTGTATTAAATCTTTACCTATAACTTTTAAATTTTCAAAATCATTTATACCTAGCCCTCTAGTTTTTCTTTGACCATACATGTCATAACCTACAAGAGAACTTAAAACTTGACCTGCTATACCAAAATTAGGCTGAACTGGTGCAGGTAAATATGGAAATAAATTACCACCGACATCAAAAATATCTCCACCAGGAACAAATCTAGTTAAGTTTACATATTTAGGGCCTTCAAAAGGTGAGTCATCAGTTTTTGGAACAGGCAATTTTATCTCTCGATATGGCATAAAATCAAACATAAATGTACCTTTTTGTTTTTCTAACATCAAAGCTCTTTCTGCTTTCTCATCACCACCACCTACCAAATTACCCATTGCATTTAAACCGTAACCAAGTGCTGCATACTTTAAATACTTCCAAGGTCTAACAACTGCAGTTTCTGCAAGTATTGGAACTATTCTATATGTGTAAGCTAAAAATGGAGTCATTGATAATCTCATCCAATTTATAGCAGGTGCATTAATATTATAATCTATAAAAGATCTTCGAGCATCTAGCCCAGCTTCTGCTGCAGAATAGCCTTTTGCTAATCTATCTTGAAATACTGATAATCTAAATACATGATCTTCAAATCTATACCAATCAGTAAGTTTAGCTAATGGATTATTTTTTCTAATATCTTGATACACATTTAATGCAGCTTTAGATCCACTAGTAAATGCATTTCCATCATATTTGTATGGCATAGCTAAAGCTAGTTCTTGAATTTTACCAAGTTCTTTTGTTACAAAATCTGCCTCGAATACACCACTTCTTTGTGCAAGTTGTACTAAATCAGAAACTCTATCATCAAACTGGCCTTCTTTACCTGTAATTAAATTTTTTATAATACTTTCATCTTGTTTGTAATTCATTAATGCTTTATATGCTTTAGGCAAATACTTAAAATCTGCATCAATTAAATCATGTAATACAAAATTACTTACAATATTATTAGTATGTACAGTTGGATTCCAAGCTGTTTTAGATACTTTCCAAAGAGAATTTGCTTTTCTATAAAGCGATAAAGCATCATGACTTGTAGTATTATAAAATTTAGTAGTTGATAATAAATCTTTATAAACTTCTTCTGGAACATATTTATCAGCTAAACCACCATATCTAAATCTAGATGCAGGATTTTTAGGATCAATCCTAGTTGTTGGCATCTTAACAAGTTTATTTTTTAATTCTTGTGGTAAATCAGCGTACTGTGCTTTTGTGTATGTATAAGGTTGTTTTGCTAAACTATCATAAAATTTTAATTGTGGTAGTGTGCTAGAAAAAGCTCTACCAGTTTCAGCTATAGCAAATGCTGCATCTTCTATCTCACCTAAACCTACTCTTTGGGGTTTAGTAAACTCCCATCTAATTTCTACTTCATCAGTTGGTTTTAATTTAGCGTAATCTTTTTCACTACTATTTAAAAGTTCCCAACCTCTATGGTTATTTAATCTTTCTTTTTTACCAACAACATCTTCAAATAAATATTTTTTACCAGTCGCACCTGGTACATCCTCTAATTCAAATATAGGTTTTTCTCTTAGTGATGTAGTAGTAAATGCTATTTGATCTTTATAATAATCTTCGTACTCTTGTTTAGTAACTTTTTGATATGCACCTCTTAATTTTAATTCTTCACCAAAACCTCTAGGTTCATCTTTATATTTAGAGTAAGTTCTTTTTAAATATGTATCTTTATTTTTTAAAAAAGTTGCAGGTGATAATATTCCCATATCAACATAATCTTGTGCGACTTCTGTAATTAAATCTCTAGCTTCTTTAGATATATTATTTAAAGCCTCTGTTTGTACTTTAAATATATTATCACCTTCTAGCATATTAAATAAAATTTTACTTTCATCTTCAGTTAAATTTTTATGAATTTTAATAGCTAGATCAGAAAATCTAGAAGCTATGTTTGCGGCATGACCTTGTGCACCAGCTTGTAATTTTTTATAATTAGCTGGTAGTTTATAATTATCTATAAAGTATCTGCCAAGCAAATCATATAAAGATTCAGTAACTTCTACAGTTTCATCCTCTTGATTTTTTCCAAATTGTCTTTTATAAGTTTTTGTTTTGCTTAATTTTTTTGTAAGTTTAATACCACCTGCACCAGCTAAAAAACCTATACCCATTCTACCAAACTTGCTGCTTATTGGTGCTTCTTCTTCAGCTGTTTGATAAGCATATATACCACTAAATGCACCAGTTCCTAATTCTGCACCACTTAATCCTTTAATAGGTATTTGTGTTCCAGGTATTGTTACTTGTTTATCACCCGATATTTGCTCGTACAAAGGTTTACCAAATCTTTCTTCATATACATCTAAAAATTGTTTATAGAATTTTCTAACTCCTCGTAGCATATCTGCTTTACCACTAGGTATATCATTTAATTTTTCTGGTTCTTGTACATCAATTTTATTTCTAATTTCAATATCTCTTTTATTTAAACCAGCTTCGTTAAATAATTGTTGTTTATGCAAATTATTAGCAGCAGCAGCTTTTACACTTATATCAATATCTTTACTACCTTTAAATCCTGGTACTCCTAATTCTATTTTTTCACCTTTAAATTTTTTAACACCTGCACCTATTACAGGAGATAATATCGCACCACCAACTGCTGATGCTGCAGCTTGTTTAGGTCTACTATCTAATATACTTTCCTCATCTACATAACCAAGTGCACCAGCTATACCAGATGTAACAAATCCATACTTAGCCATTTTATATAATGTTTTAGCTTTTGTTACAGGTAATAACCATCCTGCAGGATCTAATATAGCACCACCAAAGTATGCAGCAGCAACTAAATATCCACCAGGACCGTCAAAATCTTCATATAATTTTTTTTGCTGTTCTCTTAATTCTTCTAATGAGGATGCACCTAATAAATTTCCACCTGACATTTGATTGACACCTCTAGCAGTATCTAAAAAACCTAAATAAAAAGCATTACCTACTTTTTTACTTAATGCTACATCTTCATCTGTACCTGTATTAAATTCACCTGTATTTACAAATTTAAGATATGGATTTTTCTCTTCAGGTAATTCTAAAGGTTTAGTATAATCTACTGGTGGATCCTCTGTAGATGTAGAAAAAAGACTTTCATTACGATCACCTGCACCCAGGTATTGATCATAAGGATTATTAAGTGCACTACCCTCGGTAATACTATCTGTATTTAAAAATTTATCGTAAGGATTAGCCATTAAACTACTTTATTAGTTCGCCTAAATTTGATATTCCTAAATCTTCTCTTAATTGTTGTTTTATAGCCTCTACAGCTTCTTCATTTCCAGTAGCCCTAGCTCTATTAATAGCATCTTGTGCTAAGTTTACCCTGCTATCTTCTTCAAATCTACCTGGTGATTTAAATGGTATGCTATAAACTTTTGGTAAATAATTATTTCTAAAGTAGTTATTAAAAGCATACTCATCTTTATTTGGTCCATGTTTATCTGGATCATAACCTTCAGCAAAACTATCTTTAAATCTTTTAGTATTTTTATCTCTTGCTAAAGCATCAAACTCTGATCTTGCATCACTACGAAGTTGTCTTTTTTCATTGATAGGTAATGCAGTAAAGTCATTAAATGATTTTGGTTTATCACTTAAAGCTGGTAATTGTAACTCAGGTCTAGTAACTTGTGTATCTGTGTCCATGCTTTGCATATCTTTAAAGAATAATTCTGCTACTGGACCAGACCCTTGATTTTTAGTTATTAAATTTATAACATCTTTCTGTTGATCTTTAAAGTTCATAAATCTTGAACTTTTAGCTGTACTAAAATCGTAACCTTGAAAATCAAATTCTTCTATTTGTTTTTTAAGTGCAGCATTTTCTGGATTATTTAACCTTTTTAATATTAAATCTGTTCCTGCATCAGATGTCGTAAGACCATTGTAACTAGCATAAAGTGCAGCAGGTGTACCAAGATCAGCTTCAATAATTTTAAATCTCTTTTCTATGTCTTGTTCTTCTTTTCTAAACAACTGTGCTGTTTTTCTAAACTCTTGACCAGTTTCTCTAACCATATCAGCATACATCTCATCTCTTGCTGCTTTTTGTTCTAATCCTTCTTTTAAGAATCCTGTTAATATTCCTCTTGCTACTGACATTATTCTTCTCCTTCTGGTTCAGGTCTAGCCATCAAGCCAGCTTTTTTAATATCTTCCTGTGTAGATTCTGTTATCTCTGCTACTTTTTCTTTAGCCATTTTAACTTTAGTAATTTCTCTTATCTGTTGTTTGTTTGTTAAATCTTCTAGTGAGAATACTATTTTTTCTACACCACCATTTACACCTATAGCTGCTATCATTTTCATTACAGGTTCTGTAATTATAAAAGCAAGATCTGGGGAAAACTTACCTTCCATAAATCCACCAAACAATACAGTTCTACCTATAGCTTCTACAGGAACACCTGCATCTAGCAGTGCTATTAATTGTTCTGTAAATTCTTTTTTGTGCATAGTAACCCAAAGATATTCTGTTATCTCTTCTGGATCAGTAAATTGTGGCTCATGCTCCCAAGGGTAATTACCTGGAGTATCTGTAAGTGATTGTCCTGCAACTGGTGAATCAAATGGATCACCTACTCCCTGTTGATATTCTTGTTCTTTCATTATATTTCCTATAAGTTAAACTTTGACTACAGTCTTTTCTGATAGTGCTTTTCTTCTAAGCAAATATCTATTTAATCTATTTTCCCATATTGTGTTCATAGTTATTCCATCTACTACTTTTCCTGATCCTGGAAGCATATCAGATCTTGCAGCACCAGAAGCGTATGTAGGTAAATTACCAAATCGACTTAGGTTAGGTGCTCGTACCGAATATTGTTGTGATCCACCACCTGTACCACTCCCTCTACTCATTAAACTTTTACCCAATGCAGTTCCTATTTTTTTACCTGTTGGCCCTGCTAATTGTCCGCCAAAATATCCTGCAGCTCCTACTACTGCTACTTTAAATATATCTTTTAATTTAAACATTAATTATATCTCCTTATGATTATGGTTTATATAAATTAAAACCAAACCTACCAATCAATTCATATAAAGAATCTTTTGATGCTTTATTTTGTAGATCTAATGCTGTGGATCTCTCAAGAGCTGCCATAGCAAGATTATGATTTCTATTTTTTTCATTCTGTGAAGCTGTATTAACCCAAGATGCTTCATCTCTCCACTGTTGCCAAGCTGATGACAAAGCCCAGTTTGATATGTTTAGTAAATTCTGTGCGTTAGTTTGATTAGCAGCATTTGCTGCAGCTGTATTAGCTGTATTGATTGCTCTTCTCCAAACAACATTTGATTGGTCTATCTCTCTTTGATTAGTTACATTAAACTGATCTCTATTGTTTTGTAATGTAGCATTGTATTGATTTATAGTTGCTTCTCTTTTAGCATTTGCTTCATTAACACCAATAGTATTTTGTGCATTTAATGCAGCTACTTTATTTTTCTCTGCTTCAGAGAATTTATTCATAGCATCTACTCTAGCAGCATTTTGTTCTGAAATCTGTGTTGATAATTTATCGTAAAATTGATTTACTTGATTTTGACTAGATGCATTAAATTGAAAAGAAGCATTTGCTGCAGCTTGATCAGATAATAAAAATGCTTGTCTAGTATTTATATTAGCTAGATTAGTTTGTTGTCTATTAGATAGATTAGCCATATCCATTTGTAGATATGACTGTGCGTTTGTTAATGCTGCTTGTTGGTTATTAGATAGATTTTGAAAAATCATATCTTTATATGTTGCAGCATCTTGAGCAGCTATTGGAACTGCTGAATTCATTATACCTTCAGCTAATGCTTGTGCAGCCATTGAACTTGCACTCATACCTCTATTAGCCATTGCAGCTTCGGTAGCTTTTGCAGCACCTCTAGCCCATACTGGTAAAGGATTACCAGAAGCTATTGCTGTAGATACTTCATTTTGTAAACTTTGTAATTGACCTTTTACTGTAGCATCAGATGTAATAGTTCCTGTAACACCAGTCATAGGAGCTGATACAGTTCCTTGTGCAGCAGTTGCTTGTGGAGTTGCTCCAGCTACTTGTGCAGCTGTCATCTGTGCTGCTGTTTGTGGAGTAGCTGCAGTAGCACCCACACTAGCTGTTGTTCCAGGGGCAGCTATAGTTGGTGTTGTAGGGGCAGTTGGTGTAGCAGCTTGAGCTGTACCTGTAAGGCCCGCAGTACCCATTAATTCATTTGCACCTACGTTTTGTAGTGTAGGTGATATAGTTGTACCTACTGGTAAAGTAGCTTTTGTTAATAAGCTATCAATCAGCGATACTGCTTTAGAACTACCTGTTTGTTCTTTTTGTGCAGGTGCTATTGCACCTTTATCTAGAACTGTGTTTACAGGTGTTGCTGGTGTTTTAGGTGTAGTTGTTGTAGTCGTTGCCATTATCTCCCCTGTCGATTATATTTTTTAAAGCTACGCTTCTCATCTTTGTTTTTTGATTTCTTATGTACTCTTGGTCGTTTCTTTGGTTTTGGTCTTTCTTCAAACGATTTAAACTTTCGTGCCATTATGGTTTAGTTGGCCATGTAGCACCTTCACATTTAGCAACAGTGTCTTTACCTGCAGGCAAATCTCTAAGATCTTTACGATATGTTTTCATATCATCAGATAGAGTATTGTCAGATAAAGCAAGGTAATCAGTCTCAGCAAGAAGTCTATTTCTTTTAGCTCTAAGATCAGCTAAAGCTCTAGCAGGTGCAGCATCTGACCACGCTTTCTCTTCAGCATCTCTTGCAGCTTCTTCTGCAGCTGTAAACTGTACTTTGTTACCGTTTATATTATGATATCTTGGCATTGTTTTTTTCTCCTTTTATTATAAAATTCCGTATAAGCAAATATCTCCAGCATCTATGTTTCCGCTAGAAAATTTAAATTGAACTTCATCTATGGCTTCTGTTGTATTTATATATCCAGCGTAAAAACTATCTACTGAAATATCTCCGTAATAATAGCTATTAGTTCTTAATATAAAATGTTTTACAAAAGTTGTGGATGATGGGTTAAATAAATGTAAATAACCAGAAAAACTTTCATCATTACCATTACCAATTGCATTAGCTATATTTTGAAATGATGTGCCTTGTGCTTGATCGTAATCAGTTCTGTATTGAAATTGCTCTGTTCCACCATCTTCTGAAAGTAAAGCATGAAAAGTAGTTGTTGTTAATGTTTCATTAAAACCACTAGCACCAGATTTATTAAATTGAACTCTTGGTTCAACATTATCTGTTGCTGGATGTATATTGTTAAATGTAAATAAATATTCTTTATAAGTAGAATCTATTACAACATCTGATGTTCCATCAACAAAACTTAAAGTAGAACTAGAACTAGCAGTCAACTTTTTAATAAACACCATAGATCCAGTATTTAAAGACCCAAAGGCTGATACAGATCTAACTCCTCTATTATTAAGTGTGACTATGCTCATTATGAATCCTTTATTCCATAGAGTTTTATAGTGCCAGCATCTATGTTGCCAGAGTTCATTTTAAATTGAACAGCATCAATAGCAGCAGTTACGTTACAATAACCAGCTACACGATAATTTAATGAAGCATTGCCGTCTTGATAATATTGAGTGGTTGACATAAAATGTTTAACAAATGTTGTAGATGACGGATTGAATAAAAACATTTCTCCAGATAAACTTTCATCATTACCATTACCCATATTTAAATTTAAACTTTGAAAACCAGTATTTTGAGCTAATCCTTCATTACTAGATCTACTATTTAAAGCTGCTTCACTATCTCCTTCATTGTGAACTGCTACAAAAGCAGTTGTAGTTTTGGTAGCATCATAATCTGTGCCTCCATCCCTAAAACCTACGCCAAATTCTGTTGAATCTGTTGCTGGATGCATATTAATAAATTTAAACAAATAAATAGGATAAGTAGAATCTAATACTACATCATCACTACCATTTACAAAAGATAGTGTACTACTAGAACTAGCTGTTAAAGTTTTAATAAGTGTTAATGATTTAGCTGCCCCAGGTATAGCTGAAATATTTGCAATGCTTCTGTTGTTGTAAGTTACAATTGACATTACACAACTCCATACATTTTAATTGTTCCAGCATCTATGTTACCTGAACTAAATGAAAATTGAACACCATCTATTGCACTTGTTGTATTACAATAACCAGCTACATAATGAATTAATTGATAGTCTGATTGACCTGACATACTTGAACTTGCTATAAAATGTTTAACGAAAGTTGTATTACTTGGATCAAATAAATCTAAACTACCTGATGTAGATTGGTCATTATCATTACCTATATTTCTTCCTAAAACTTGAACAGCTGTAGAGTTTGCTAAATCTTCTCTACCTTCATAATCTAAACCAGCCTCAACATCTCCTTCAGATTGATATGCTCTAAAAATTGTTGTAGTTTTAGATGCATCATAGGCTGTACTACCATCTCTAAAATTTACTTGAAAATTAACATCGTTTGTTGCTGGGTGTATATCTGTAAATTTAAAAATATATTTTTTATATGTAGAGTCTATGTTGCTATCAAAGGTGATATTAGCAGAACTTGATGCAGTTTGTGTAGATATTAATACTAAGCTACTACCAGAAACCCCTGAAGGGAGACTGGTAATGGATGCCATGGATCTGTCATTGCATACATTGATTGACATGGGTTATCCTTTAGGGTTGTCTGATCTTACTTTATCACAATGATCTTTAAATGTTGATGTGCCGTTCTTTTGATCCTTGTAGATCATTTCCATTTGCTGTTGCCATGTTCCGTATTCTCTTCTTCTTTTTGCTAAAACACCATTTAATGTTTCTTCTGCATTAGCTGCTGTTTCATACTCTGCTATTTTACTATCACTAGGTTTATCAAAACTATAAGTCCAAGTTTTAATATAAGGCCCAGAGCCATCATCTTGTAAAGATACTTTTGTATCATCCCAAGTTTTAGAGTTATCTTCTATATAAAGTTTTGTTTTTGTATAAAGTGACGCCATAATTAAACTCCAATTAATTTATATCCACCAAATTCATTTGATTTTGTACCAGCAGCTAGTAACCCTGTACCAGAGTTTACTACAATTTGAAAGTAAGCCTCAACATAGTCAGAACTTCCATTCATATCAATCACTGCTTGGTTCATTACACTATTATCATATCCACCATAATTATTTCTAAAATCTAATTGATAACTAGAATAATTACTTCCATTTTTATATATATTAGATACTACTTTACTTGTCGCACTATGATCTGAACTATCCATATATAATTTTGCGTATATTAAATATTTTCCAGCCACTTGAGGTGTAAATCTATAATTTGTTGAATTATCATAAGCACTATCAGTATCAAAAATTTCTACATCAGCTTGAACCTTTGTAATAGCATTTGCTGATGACGCAGATTGATTAGATGTTCTTGTAGCTGCAAAAGCTGGAGTGTTAGCAGCTTTTAAATAACTATAATCTATTCTTTTTATAGTACCTGCATCTGATATTAATAATTCATCTGTATCGTCAGGACTACTAGTTAAAGCTGTCTGCCCTGAAATAATATCATTGTTTAACTTAGCAGCAGTCACAGTATCGTCAGATGGCTGGCCGATGTCGAGCACATTACCTAATATTTGAACGAAGTCTATTACATCCCCTGTCGCCAGATTCGAGGCGAAGGTCATCGTACTACCTGAGATTGTAAAGGATGATCCTGGTTTTTGTAGGATACCATTTAAACTGACCAGCATATGATTAGCTGATTCTGGGGCTACGTTTACGCCCCCTACTTGTAGAGTATAGGCTGCCTGTCCGTTTACGACTGATATCGCATCACAGACTTGAAAGTTACCTACTGTGGGTGTTTTTCCTATGTACATTGTTTCTCCTTAATTAATTCCGTAAAGTGTTATAGTTCCTGCATCCATGTCACCACTTTGAAATTTAAATTGAACAGCATTAATAGCTGACGTAGTATTACAATACCCAGCCATATAATCTACTATTGCATAATCTGTATAATAATATCTATGTGATGTAGCTAAAAAATGTTTTATAAAAGTAGTTGATGATGGATTAAATAAATGTAGGGTTCCAGCACATGTTTCATCATTACCATTTCCAACTCCATCATTAAGCATTTGAAAATCTGTTGATTGTGCTAAATCGTTAGCATCTGCATATGTTAATGAAGTTGCACTGCCACTTTCATTTTGGTAAGCGGCAAAAAAATTTGTAGTTTTTGTTACATTATAATTAGAACCACCATCAGCAGAAAAATTAACTAGAAAATCAACATTATCTGTTTCTGGATGCATATTATTAAATATAAACATATACTCTTTATAAGTAGAATCTAAAACTACATCACTAGAACCATTAACAAAAGATAATGTACCATCAGAACTAGCGGTCAACTTCTTAATAAAAGTCATAGAGCCAGGTTCAAGGGTAGCCTCTAGTGCATCAGGATCAGAATCAAAACTAATAGCTTTATTAGCTGCTGGTGTTACATTAAGACTATTATATTTTAATTTATTAAGTGCCATTAACTATCCTTAATTCCATAAAGTTTTATTGTACCAGCATCAATATTTCCTGAATCAAATTTAAATTGAACACCATCTATTGCAGTTGTTGTATTGCAGTAACCAGATATATAATTATCAATATTTCCTGGTGCTGAATTTGTATAATGATGTGCATAATTTGAAATAAAATGTTTAACAAACGTAGTTGACGAGGGATTAAAAAGATACAAATGTCCAGAGCCACTACTATCATTATCTCCTGAAGATTGATATTGTCCAATTCTTTGAAAATTTGTTGATTGAGCTAAATCCTCACTAGCTTGATAACCTAATCCAGCGTCACCTTCGTTATCTCTTTCAAAATGGTATGCTCTAAAAGCTGCTGTTGTCTTAGTAGCATCATAATCTGTTCCACCATCTCTAAAATTAACTTGAAGCTGTGCTTCAGCAGAACTATGAATATTAATAAGCTTAAATAAATAAACAGGATATGTAGAATCTAATACCACATCACTACTACCATTTACAAAAGATAATGTAGAACTACTACTAGCCGTCAAAGTTTTAATAAGCACCATGCTACCAGGATTAATAGTTGCAAATCCATTGGCATTTGCATTAAACCCTAGGGCTGTGCTAGCTGCACTCGTTACATCAAAACTATTATAATTAAATTTTGTAAGGGCCATTATGTTACTCCATATAATTTAAATGTTCCCGCATCTATATCACCCGATGCAAATTTAAATCTAATTCTTGTAATTGCAGTAGTTGTATTAATATACCCAGTGGCAAATTCATTTATTGCGTAATTATTATGTGTGTAACCATGAGCACGGCTAAAAAAATGTTTTACAAATGTAGTGTTACTTGGATCAAATAATTGTAAAATCCCTGCACAACTTTGATCATTATCATTACCTATTGTTCCAGTTAATGTTTGAAAAGATGTTGCTTGTCCTTGATCGTCTGCTGTTTTATATCCAGGCCCATCAGTATTTGCACTTTCATCTTGTGCTGATCTAAAAAATGTTGAAGTAATAGTTTGATTATAATTTGTATTTGTGCCTGTATCAAATTGACAAGTAAATTTTGTACTGTCTGTTGCTGGATGAACATCTGTAAAATGCACTTGGTATTCTTTGTAAGTAGAATCTATGCCACTAGTTATATCAATAGTTCCAGAACTACTAGCTGTAGTTGTAGATATCAACACCAAACTACCCCCAACATCCCCTGTCTCTAGACCATTATTATTAGAGTTAAACTTGATTGCCTTGCTTGCAGCAGGCGTTACGTTTATGCTATTGAAGTCAACCTTAGAGAGTGCCATGGGTTAGGCCTCTGGGTCAATAATAGTTTTACCATCTGCTATCCATTTAAGAATAAATTGATAATCTGTGTTGTCTTCTACTAATGGTATGGATTTTTTAAAGTTAGAATTTACATAAGTTATGTCATAACTTGCTACTTCTCCTTCAAAATATATTTTTGTTATTTTATCTATTTCCATAATTATAACTCCGCACTAAATGCAACGTATCCACTTGCACTATTAAATCTTGTTCTACCAGCATGACCAGCAGTTGAACTTACGTTTGAATCTGTGTATAAATGTGCTGAATCAATATTTGATGTATTTAAAGAAAAATCATTAAATTCATCGTTATCTGAATTTCTATTAACATTATAATAATTTGTCCCTGTTGCTGATTCTAATGATGGATTGGTTCTCATAGAAGTTGGAAATTCTAACATTGTAAACACAGCACTAGAAGTATAATAAGCCGCTGCTCCAATACTTCCACTAGTACCATTAGGATTTATTCTATAATAATATCTTTGACATTTTTTTAAATTTACATCAACAGGCAAGAACTCAAAATTTGTTGCTGTTGTTCCAACTTCTAATTGTACTCCAGTAACATACCATTCGTTTGATGTGCTATCTGCAAGGTTGACTTGACCTACTGCATTGTTGGCACTTGTATTAGATTCCCAAGATGTTGCTAAAGTTCCAGATGTATAATTTGATCCAGCACCTAACCAAAAATAAAGTTGCAAACTTGTTCCATTATCATTTGTTAACGCACCAGTAGTATCTCCATCAAAAGTTATAGTTTTCTTTTCCCAAGTATCAGCAGAAGATATTGTATAAGATTTTGAAGTTGATCTTGTATTATCTGCATCTCTAAGTCTTGCAATATAAGTTCCAGTTTTATTTGATTTAACCCAAAAAGATAAAGTTGTACTTTCAGCAGATGATGTGCCTTTTTTTAAATACTGTAAATTTTGACCTTCTATTTTTTGTGTAATATAAATATAATCACTTGCTGCTGGAGAAGCATCAGCAGTTGTGCAATCCATTTTTAAAGAAGTTGCAAAACCTTGACCAGTAGGAACATCAGTTGATTGAGATTGTGTCCAAGTTCCTTGACTGCTTATTTCTTGTTTAAATCTGTCTACTGTTTCATAAGAACTTCCAGTAAGTGATGATGCAGAAGTTCCTCTTTGAGCAATGCTCATATCTCCATTGATGACGATGTTTCTAAAATTATTATTAAAAATTTGAGATTGGGAATTTTCTGATAACATAGCATTTGTAATACTGTTTGTTACAGGGGTTACAGTTTGTAATGCTCTACCTAAAAATACACAGTACATCGTATCTGTCGAAGCTGTAGCCGCAGATAGTGTCAACGCTGTGCCCGTAGCAGTATATGCTTTACCAGATCCAGGTTGCTGTCTTACGTTATTTACAAATAAAGCTATTTCGTTTTCATTTGTTACTGCGTGATCTAGAGTATAGGAGGTAGTCGCACTCGTAGAAAACTCTTGAGTAGCAAATGAAGTAAATGATTCTGTAGGTTGATTTCCAATATAGGCCATCTTACGTTATCTCCATTATAGACAATGTGCCTGATAGTTTATCTGCAACTGAGCAATCAACTTGAATTTTATCTCCTGCTTCAAGAACTACCTTACCACCAGATAATATTTCAAGTGAACTGCCTGTTGGTATATTTACATCCTTAATTAAAAATGATGTACCATTTGCAACATTATTAGCACCTCCTCTACTTGATGTTGTACTAACAAGTTCTACTTCTGCAGTTACTGCAGTTGTATTAATGTTAGACAATACCAAACCTAGCACAACTGTTGTTGTACTTGAAGCTACTGTATACATTACATATGGCGTACCAGCGGAAGCAGGTTCTGCTGCAAAGGTTACTACCTTAAAAGTATTTGCCATTTATTTCCTCCTATTTACTTATATATATTATATCGTTAATTTTTTAAAAGTCAATGATTATTATCCAAGAGCAATTGCAAGAGCTGTTGGATCAGTTGTACTAAATCCTGCACTTGATAAATATGTTTTAACATCTGATAGTGCTACTTGTTTCATAGTACCATTGTCATTTGTAACTACTCTATCTGCATCTACTAAAGTTGTAGAACTAGCTGCTGTATCACCATCCATTATATTTATTTCAGCAGCTGTAGACGTTACTCCGTCTAGAATATTTAATTCAGCAGCTGTGGATGTTACTCCATCTAAAATATTTAATTCAGCAGCCGTAGATGTTACTCCATCTAAAATATTTAATTCAGCTGTAGTAACTGTCGCACCATCTAATATTTCTAATTCTGCCTCTGATATACCTGCAGATCCAATAGTTACTGTTCCTGCAAAAGTTACATTAGCACCACTAAATGTCATAGCAGTTGTAGGTGTAGATCCTGATTTAATTACAAGTTCACCACTAGAATTTGTTAAACTACCAAAAGTTGTACCATCATCTTTAAGTGTGACATCTGCTCCACCAGCATCTAAAATAATATCAGCACCAGCATCTAACGTAATATTACTAGAGTTGTCTATTTCTGCAATAACTGGTGTAGTTAAAGTTTTATTAGTTAATGTAGATGTAGAGGCATCTGATACTAAAGTTGAATCACCACCAGTACTTGGAATTGTTAAAACATTACTAGCACTTTCTGAGTGTGGTGCAGCTTTAATTTGCTGACCATGTGAATTATTTTCACAATTAAATTGAATAGTACCTTGATTTGTATTACCTTTAACAGTTACATGACCTGTACCATTTGGTGCTAATTCTATATCTGCATTTGATGTAGTAACAATATCTTGACCATTCATATCAAGATTGCCACCTAATTGTGGAGATGTATCTTCTACAACATTTGATATTTCAGAACCTGATACAAGACCTGCTGTTAATGTGGACCTTGTAATTTTTTTAAGTCCACCACCTGAAGTATCTACTGCTAATAGTACATCATCTCCAGCTACTGTAGATATTTCAGATAAACTTCCTGCAGCAATTGAATTAAAGTTTGTACCATCTGCAACTAAAATCTACTATTACTGCTTTAGATGCACTTACAGTTCCAGCTGTAATTCCATCAACTAAATTTAATTCTGAAGCTGTCGAAGTAACACCATCTAAGATATTTAGTTCTGCAGCTGTTGAAGTTATATTAGTTCCCCCAATATCTAGAGTAGTCATAGATACTTCACCTGCAACTGTTAATACTCCATCAGCAAGTGTTAGTAAATCTGTATCTGAAGTATGCCCTATAGTTGCACCATTAATATTTATATTATCAATCACAGCCTGTGTTATAGCACTATTAGTACCAAGGGTAGCCCCATCTACCGTACCACCGTTTATATCGGCTGTATCGGCCACTAAAGCATCAATATTTGCTGTACCATCAATAAATAGATCTTTAAACTCAAGAGAGGAAGTTCCTAAGTCTATATCACTATCTGTAATAGGTACTATAGCACCATCTTGTATTCTTAACTGCTGTACAGCAGCTGAAGATACCTCTACATAAAATTCTAAATGATTATTACTTGTATCAACAAGTATTTTATTTAAAGCATCACTATCTCTAAGAGTAGTTACAGGTCCACCATCACCCGCAGTACCATCATGCGTGTGTCCTGTAGATGCATTAAACGCTGCTAATAACTGGTTAAACTCATCATTAGAATGAGCAGCCGTTATAGTATCGCCTGATGTAAATGTTGATTGTCGTGCTGAATAGCCTGCCATTATCTCCTTCCTCCTGGGGTAAATTCTAATTGAAAGCCTTTAATTGAAAATGCATTAGAACTACTTTGATCATCTATTTTAAGTGCAACTGCAAATCCTGAACCTTCTACTGATTGTCTAATTAAAGGTATTCCAGATGCATCATAGGTAGCATTATCATATAAAGCTACTCCATAAACTGCTGCACCACCTCCTGATACTATTGATATTTTATCTGGCTGTGGTGTATTTTGATCATCATAATCATATCTAACTGCTAAATCTGCTTGAACTGCTGTTCCTTCTCCTTCATAGTTTAAATTAACTCTTTGCATATATTTTCTAACACCTGGATCTCCCATTACCATATCTGGAGATCTAAATACTGCTAATATAGTTTCATTAGTAGCACCATTAGCAAATGTATTACCAGTTTCCATTTTATAAATATAGCCATCAAAACCACCAAATACTTGTGTTTCAACACCACTAATAAAATCAGAGTCTGTTGAGGATGGTTTAATACCTATTATATCTGAATATTCAAAACCAATTGACTGTGTATTTGGATTAGTTTTTAATACTCCTATAATTCCTTTTGATGAACCTTGTGATCCACTAGTTACAGGATAAAATAATCTATATTGAGATTTATCTCTAATAACTAGAGATGATATTCTATTTAATCCTATATCATCAATTCTAGATTGTATTTGTCTAGATATAGAACCTAGTTCAACGTCACCAATTCTAGCCGTACCAGCAATAGTTCTTAAACCATCTGGTGCTAAAAATATAACATCACCACCAATCTCTTGAATACTACCACCATCTCGACAACCTATATTTCTTGTAACTTCTTGTACTGCAAAATTACTAGATGATGTTCCTGTTAATTTATAAATTCTATCTGCACAAAATATAATTAATTCATTTCTAAATACTTTCATTCCAACTACAGCAGAGTCAACTTTAAATGATCCTGCCCCACTACCAGTTGTAAAATTATCTTCTGCAAATGGTACAC